GTGATCTTCTTTTTCTATCTGCTTCAGATCTTAAATTCTTCTCTATTTCTTTTTGTGAAATAATACGATATAAAAAATCCTGCTCAAGTTGCTTCTGAATATCTATAAGAATTGTATTTGTTTCTAATAATGTACTTTCTAATTCACCTGCTTTCTTTGGAAGATATTTTGGATCTACACTAGGACCTCTTCGAATACTTTCATATCCCATTCCCTTGGGCACTTTAATAGTCGCAGAACTATCACTAAAAATTGAGGAAGAAACTGTGCTTTTCCCCAACTTAGGTTTTGCTTTAAAAATTGAGGAAGAAACTGTGCTTTTCCCCAACTTAGATTTTGCTTTTAGTGATGGTGCCGTAAAACTCTGACTACTAAATGCCACTATTCTGCTGCTGTTTCAGATTTTCCTCTTCAATATATTGTTGAAGGAGAGTCACATATATTTCTCTCTCCCAAGGTATCATGTTTTCTAGCTCTGTTAATGAGTATTTATGATGTTGTATCAACGCAAAATTTGTGCGATAATAGTTCTCCAAACTCTCATGTGCCAGAGCTAGCTGAAAAAACTCGCTAACCCTTCAAGAACAATCTCATTATCAACTCCAGTATTGGGATTCTTTACATTGATAGTGTGACTAAGTTTAGGCATAGTCTCAAAAAACTCTTCAATCAACTTGAATTGTTTTGTATTCATCTGCTCCACAAATTCTTCAAGTTCTTTCTTGGTACAGTCGGAAGCAGACCAGGACTCCTCGGCATTATATACTTGTTCAATACATGATGTAATCATATCAAGTGACTTATCTACATTAGAAGAATCTTCACTGGTCTCAAAGTTTGCATCAACAAACTGATCGAGTGATGGATACTTCATCTTGATAGACAACTCATCATCAAGTTTAATAATTGGTGTGTGCTTAGGATCTTTCTGGACTTTAATTGAATCAATATCAATATCCATTTGAACCTGTGTCTCACCGTCGTCAGGACAAGTCACATTAACCTCAACTGTTTCACCAACGGACTTGGCACGAACATTAAGGAAAAGATATTCAATATCAAAAGTAGATAATTGATTAATCTTAATTCCTCTAGTGATGATACAATCAGAAATAACTGTTTTAATAGCATTAGAAATATGCTTTTGATCTTCAGATTCAAGTGCCATAATAAGAATCTTCTCTTCCTTCACAAGGAAGGGACGGTATTTAATTTTTTTTCCAGTCGAAGGCAAATCCAACTCATATGTTGGTGTAGAAATCTTTGGTAAAGGCATAATAAGTTATTCAGTTTATCTTATTAGTATATATCTATCGTAGGCAAAGGTAACTGTGACTTTCAAAACCTCTGCTTGACCATAAGAAACTGGGATAGATTGTATTGATTTTGGAAAAGCATTCTTGAATTGATATGTGAGTTTTCTAGTAAGATTTTTATCAAATTTAGTGATCATAAGATTATCACACTTATAGGTATCTGGATACCTCATTCTCACATAAAATCTTTTATCATTTGAATCCATAACAACACCACCTGCTATAAAGTCCATCCAACCTTCAAATAGTTTCAAGACTCTATAATCTTTATCAACATAAAATGAGAATGATGAATCGACATAAAATCTTGTATGAGCAAACTGTTGATTAATACCTTGAAAGTTATCTTTTACTTCAGCAGTAGCAAAAGAACTCGTAGGGAGAGATGCCTCATAACAAGCAATCCCAATATTACGAGAGATGTAATCATTTGTCAACCCATTACCCAACAAAAAATCTTTTAAACGATCTTCATCTGCTGCTTCTGCTATTCCTACATTTTCAACACTCAAATCAACCTGATACAGATTAGTTAATGCAGGTTTAGATAGTACAGATCTATTGATATTACCTAACGACCCGTCTCTGATACTGACTGCCATCTAAATATAGCTGTGATTGTTATAGTTATTTAGATGTCATATAAGGGAAAATATCAACCATCTTATCCCAAAAAGTATAAGGGTGACCCAACCAATATAATCTACCGTTCCTTATGGGAAAGAAAATTTTGCAGATATTGTGACTTGAATGAAAATATTTTAGAATGGGGAAGTGAAGAAGTCGTTGTTCCATATCACTCTCCTATTGATAACAGATACCACAGATACTTTCCAGACTTTTATATCAAAGTCAGAGAATCGACTGGTAAGATTAAGAAGATGATTATTGAAATCAAACCATATAGACAGTGTATCGAACCCAAGATTCAAAAGAAGAAGACAAGGGGTTACATCTATGAGGTTATGGAGTATGCAAAAAACCAGGCAAAGTGGAATGCAGCAAAAGAGTGGTGCCTGGATCGTGGTTATGAGTTCAAAGTTCTCACAGAAAATGAGTTAGGTATCAAGTAATGAAACTTACAGGATATGAAAAAAATAGATTAAATGATTATACAGTTTCAGAATTAAGAACCATTGCACGAAATTATTATGTAACTTTCAAATCACCATCAGGTCAGACAAGCACAAACTATGGAAGGTTAAACAAGAATCAACTAATCAGTGCAATTCTAAGTGATCGAGATTACAAAAACGCAAAACCATATAATAGACCAACAGATGATGATCAAAATAGAGTTAGAAGAATTGTTGGAGATTTAATAGGAATTGAAACTCCGGAAGTTTTGATGTCTAAAATCACTGAAGCATTAAAAAATTCAGTTTCCTATGTACCAATTCCGGGAAAATTTTATACTTTCATTTATAGAGCAGAAACCCCAAACATTCGATACGATCAACATCCATTAATTTATTGTGAAAGTATATCAAATTCTAAATATGGTAATCTATATTTTCAAGGGACAAATTATCACTGGCCGATGCAAAGAGTATACAGAATTGATAGAGTCATTGGAAAGAAAGTCTTGTATGAAGTTGATGCTGGTGAGATTGCAGACCTGAGAGAAATTCCTTATGCAAAGTTTCTAAATACTTAAAAAAGTAGACTATAATGTCTGAGTTACCAGCAAGAGTAATAAAAGGTTATAGAATAAATGCTCGTGGTAGAAAAATTCCTATCTATACTGAGGAATCCGTTGCCGCAAGAAAGGAAGCTATAGCACTAGAAACACAAAAAGCAGATGAGACTAGACCTGTCAATACTGTCAGAATTAAAAAAAGTGGGAGAAATACTTTATATCAAAGGTGGGATGGAACTAAGTGGTTGACTGGCACTGGTGCTGATGCTCAGAAATTTAAATCACTTTATATAAATCAACAAGAAGTGGCAGGAGTTCTGGGAAAAAAAGAGGATGCTCCAGTTGTAGAAACAGAGAAACAAGAAGTAAATAAAGATCCGATTAAATCAATAAATACAACCTTTAATCCTTCTTCTTGGGAGAGTAAAACTACAAATCTTAGATATCCATATGAAAAAATGGAGTCAACCCAAGACTACATTCAATTTAGTATTATAGATTATAAAAGAGCAGGATTAACTGGTGGTCCAGTAAGACCAGATCAATTTACAGGTGATAAAAAAAGTTTAAATTCTAAAATACTTGGAACCGTAACACTACCAGTTCCATCTCAGATTGGTGATAATAATGGTGCTAATTATGGTTCAGGTGGTTTAAACTTCTTACAAGAAGAAGGTTTAGATATTGCTAAGGCCGGGACGGATGGTGATCTTGATGGGGCACTAAATAAATTGAAAGGTCTCCTTAATAATGCTTTAGGAGCAGAAAGAGATAATAGTTTAGTTACTAATTTTTTTGCAGGTAAAGCTGTTAATACTTTTGGAGGGAACCTTGACTTAAACCAACTGCTAGTAAGAAGTAGGGGAGCGATTATCAACCCTAACATGGAGTTATTATTCTCTGGACCTAAACTCAGATCATTTACTTTTGCATTCAAATTCACTCCAAGATTTAGTAAGGAAGCAGAAGAAGTCAGACAAATTATCAGAGCATTCAAAAAACATTCATCTCCAAGAAATGGAGGTAATTTTTTAAATTCACCTGATATCTTCCAAATCAGATATCTTGGTGAAGGTGGTCAAAACCACCAATTCTTAAATAGATTTAAGTTATGTGCTCTCACAAACATGACTGTTAATTACACGGGTGATGGTGTATATGCAACTTATGATGATGGAACACCAGTATCAACAATAATGACACTAACATTTAACGAACTAACACCTGTTTACAATGAAGATTACAACGATAAAGTTGGAGGTGTAGGATACTAAAATGAGTTACTTCAGAGAACTACCAGATGTAGATTATCAGTCATT